GCAGAGTTGAGTACATTGCAATTTAATGTTACTATGGCAGAGAATGATTACATGATCGCAACTGTAACATTTAAATATTCGACTTACGAAATTAGAAAACCAAATAGAATCGAAAAAATTACATCCGATGACTAATTGGAAACAATATATGCTTGATCATTGGGTCATTACACCTGAAGAGAGAATACTCTTACAGGATGGACCTAAAAGTTTAGCGCAAGCATGGCACCTACAAGCACTTAAGTATCGTTATGAATCTAGAAAACCTTCAAAATATGTGGAAGACTGATTCCAAACTGGATGATGATCTTCATGATAATGATTCTTTAGCAATCCCTCAACTCCATATGAAATACATGGAGTTTCATAATACATATTCTCTTATGAAAAAAGAGAGAGAAATGGAAATGAAAAGATTGCTCAAAGAAAAATGGTTATACTATAAAGGAAAGGCACCCTCATCAGTATATAAACAGATGCCGTTTGATCTCAAACTAACAGCGAAAGATGAAATTAGTATGTTTATTGAAGCAGATGAAGATGTCCAAAAAATTCAATTTAAAATTGACTACATAGAACAAGTTCTTTTCTTTTTAGATGGCGTATTGCGAATGATCAATAATCGCACTTATCACATTAAGAATGCTATCGAGTGGAAGAAGTTCAATGCGGGGTTCTAATGAATTACGGACTGTATTATAAAGAAGTCGAGTTTAATCGTCAGGCAATGCAAGTTGTCAATAATGCAATCTCCGGCAATTTAAAATGGATTCCTGGAAAAATACATAACAGTCTTAGAGATACTAGAAGATCAGAAATTGCATGGATTGGAGATAAAGATCTCTTGTCCATGCTTTTGCGTATGATTAAAAAAATAAACAGAGATGCTCATTGGAATTTAAAAATTACCGGTGTTGAAGCTGCACAATATGGCAGGTACGGTGAAGAATGTTTTTATGACTGGCATGTGGATCAACATCCAAAACCTGTCAGGGGATTGGTAAGAAAAATTAGTATGTCACTTTTCCTAAATGATGATTTCTCGGGAGGGGAGTTTGATTTGGAGATATATAGTCCAGAGACAGATCCCAGATACAAAACTTTTAAGTTGAAATCGGGGTCTGCTATTTTTTTCCAAAGTGATCAATGGCACAGGGTTCGCCCTGTAATTTCTGGATCGCGTGAATCCCTTGTAGCATGGTTTTATGGACCTCCTTATTCGTAAAAAAAATGAAGTGTATCTTAAAGTTGAAGCAGAACCTCACATTAATTATGAATTAGCAGATTTTTTTACTTTTGAAATAGAGTCTGCAAAATTTATGCAGAAGACTCGACGATATAAAGGTTGGGACGGAAAAATTCGTTTATATTCGCCAGCAACGGGAGAGATCTATTGTGGTCTCATTGAGTATCTCCTCAATTGGGCAGATGAAAAAGGATACAAATATAAAATAGATGACTGTAAATATTTTGGACATCCTCTAACAGAGAATCCAATGATCACTCCCCAAGCAGTTGCTGGGTTTGTGAAGTCCCTAAGATTGCCCCATTCACTAAAGGTTCGGGATTATCAATATAAAGCGATTTATGAAGCTCTAAAGTATAATAGACGTTTATTGCTATCGCCAACAGCGTCAGGAAAATCTTTAATGATTTACGCATTGGTAAGATTCCATGTCAATGTTGATAGGTCAGTTTTAATTGTAGTCCCCACTACATCTCTTGTCGAGCAGATGTACAAGGACTTTGAGGAATATGGATGGATGGCGTCCGAATACTGCCACAAAATATATGCGGGGCAAGAAAAATATACGAAACATCAGGTGGTAATTACCACTTGGCAATCTGTCTATAAAGAACCTCGTAAGTGGTTTGATAGGTTCGATGTCGTAATCGGTGATGAGGCACACCTTTTCAAAGCTAAGTCTTTGACTTCTTTGATGAGTAAGATGCATGAATGTAAGTATCGAATTGGGTTTACAGGTACACTTGATGGTGCCAATGTTAATCAATTAGTTTTAGAAGGACTATTTGGTAGATGTTCTCAAGTAACTAAAACTAATGATTTAATGAAAGCGGGTCATGTCGCTAAATTAAAAGTTAAAATTATTCTTGTAAAGCACGAAGAAAAATTATTTGAGGGATATCAAGACGAGATTGAATATCTAGTTGAACATGAAGGTAGAAATAAATTTATTCGTAATCTCGCATGTGACTTAAAAGGAAACACGCTGGTGCTTTTTAACTATGTAGAGCGTCATGGAGTCCCTCTTCATAATATGATAAATAATCATACCGACAAACCAGTTCATTTTGTTCATGGGGGTGTCGATGTTGATGATAGAGAAGAAATACGATTGCTAACCGAGCAATCCGATAATTCAATTATTATCGCTTCTTATGGGACATTTTCAACAGGTATTAATATTAAAAAATTACACAACGTCATTTTCGCTTCTCCTTCTAAGTCCAGAGTTCGCAACCTACAATCAATTGGTCGTGTACTAAGGAAAGGTGAAAATAAATCACAAGCAACATTATATGATATTGCTGACGATATCTCTACTGACAGAGGAAACAATTACACATTGAACCACTTGATGGAGAGAGTTAAAATTTATAATCAAGAAAAATTTAATTATGAAATCATAGATGTCAAAGTAAAAGCTTATGATTAATTACGCAAAACACGACGAAGAATTTTACGGTATTTTTAAACTGATTAGCGGAGAAGAAGTTCTTGGCAAAGCGGTTTTGACCGAAGATAATGATGAAACTTTAGTTTTTCTACAAAATCCTGTTGCGCTGCAAATCATTCATAAAGATTTGGATGATGAAAAAGTTACCAGAGGTATTGGGTTTGCTAAATGGCAACAACTTTCTGATGATGATTTTTTTATTTTAAGAGAAAAGGACATCATTACAGTATCATCAATGAGCAAAGCAGTCATACTTATGTACGAAGCATTTGTTATGTCTGAAGTAGATAGTATTGATGAAAAAAGAAGTAGTGCTCAAACTGACCCAAATAGATCTAGTGGATATCTAGGAGCAATTGATGACACTAGAAAACTTCTAGAAAAGATTTTCAAAAGTCCAGGTAATGGTGGTTCTCTTTAATAAAGCTATATTGCTTCTGAACCTCAACACGGTTATTCTATAGGGAATTGACAAGTTTGTCAAGTGTGCTATAATGAACACAAAGAAAAATTAAATATGAAAACAACCAAAAGGCAACAAAAACAACATTATGTTGACAACCAAGAATTTCTTGCTGAAATTATAAAGTATAAAGAAAAGGTTCATATTGCTGCTGAAAGGGGTGATCCCAAACCTCGTGTCAATAATTATATTGGTGGTTGTTTTCTAAAGATTGCTACTCATCTATCATATCGTCCAAACTTTATCAATTACATGTATAAAGATGATATGGTTTGTGATGGCATTGAAAATTGTATTCAGTATATTGATAACTTCGATCCTGCTAAAAGTAAGAACCCTTTTGCATACTTTACACAAATTGTTTATTATGCATTTTTAAGAAGGATTGCAAAAGAAAAAAGACAAATGGATATTAAAGAAAAAATTATTGAGAAGTCTGGTTATAATCATGTATTTACTGTTGACGGGGATACCGATACAGGGTATAATCAGATTAAATCTCGCTTGGAATTTAATTCAAAACGATGAATGCTGAAACCGTAAAACTTTTAGAGGTCATCTGTACTATTCTTGGTGGTGAATACCATCTTTCCGAAACCCTTGATAGTAGGGGAGTGAGAACAAAACGCATTACCATTTCGTATCCTTATGAAGATCCTTCTGATAACTGATCAACACTTTGGAGTTCGTAATGATAATCAGTTTTTTATAAATCAATACAAAAAATTTTATACCGAAGTAGTATTACCGTTCATTGATGCTAAAGGCATTGATACCATAATTTGTCTAGGTGATACTTTCGACAAACGTCGATCTATCAACTTCATGTCGCTGGAAGCAGCAAAAGATATGTGGTTCGATCCTCTATATGAGAGGAATGTCCGTATGCATATGCTTGTAGGTAATCATGATATTTACTACAAGAATACCCTACGAGTCAATGCCCCAAGTGAGTTACTTGGAAAATACGAAAACATTAGTGTCTACACGGAACCTACTACCGTTGACTTTGACGGTGTTCCTATACTTCTTTTGCCTTGGATATGTGACGAAAATCGAGATGAATCTCTTC